TATAAGGACTAACAATATCGATGAAGAATTTCTTCCAATTTTTGAGTGAGGCCCAATCGCAAGCATCAATGCAAGCGACTAAGTTAAATCTTAAGAGTGACGGCCACGGCGGTTGGTTGGATAATCGTGGGAAGTTTGTTGCGAAGACGGAAGATGGTAAATTAAAGTTTGTTGATAAGAAAGACCAAAAGAAAGATGATTCGACAGAAAAGGGTCAAAGTAAAACTCAAGATAAACCCCAAACTAAAAAGACTAAAGCAACTCCACAAGAAACTAAACCAAAAGGATCTGGTGAAGAAGAGGTAAAAGATCAAGGTGCTGCTGAGGGAGGTACATTAACAGTAGCATTTGGTCGTTTTAATCCACCTACCGTTGGCCATGAAAAACTTTTAAGTGCAGCAAAGAAAGCATCTCAGGGAGGATCACTTAAAATTTATCCATCTAGAACTCAAGATCCTAAAAAGAATCCACTAGATCCTGATATGAAAATTTCATATATGAAAAAAATGTTTCCTGATTTTAAGGAAAATATTGTTAATGATGATGAGATGAAGTCAATCTTCAATGTGCTGACTACAGCAGGGGAAGATGGATATGCGAATGTTAATATTATCGTAGGATCTGATCGTCAGTCTGAGTTTGAGAACTTGGCAACCAAATACAACGGTGAACTCTATGACTTTGAGAATATTCGTGTCATTTCTGCTGGCGTAAGAGATACAGATGCTGAAGGTGTAGAGGGAATGTCTGCATCTAAGATGAGAAAGGCTGTTGCTGACGATGACTTTAAGTCATTCAGAAAAGGAACACCAAAAGATCTTGATGATGGTGATACCCAAGCACTGTTTGATGCAGTTCGTCAGGGCATGGGAATGAAGAAAATGAAGAAAGAGTCATATGAACTTTGGGAGATTGCTCCAAGATATGATCAGAGAACTCTTCGTGAGCGTTATGTCACTGGAGACTTATTTAATATTGGTGATATCGTAGAAAATCTCAATACTGGTTTGATCGGAAAGATCATGCGTAGAGGAACTAACTATCTTATCTGTGTCACAGAACAAGACAATATGTTCAAGTCTTGGATTCGTGATGTGATGGAAGCAGTTCAGAATTATCCAGGCCCATCAGGTGTTCCATCAAAGCAAAGAGAGGTTGGAACTGATTCTAATCGTGATTATGCGATGAGACTGACTGGAACAAAAGATATTAAGAATTTCATAAATAAGTATAAGGTAAAGTAACATGAAAATGGGTTATTCTAATTGGAGACAGGATCTGACTGAGGTCATAACTGACAAAGAGGATGATAAAAAAGTTACTGAAAGGAAGGTAAAAAATAAAATTGTCATCAATCCTAAGTTGGGTGAGGCAGTTCAGGCCCTGGGTGGTGAGTTAATTGACTTGGTTGAGGTAGCAGAATTAGAACAACAAGAAAAAGAAAAAGAGGAAGATAAAACTCTTGCTAATAAGCAGAAAAAAATTAATATGGTTAAAAAACAGGTCTTGTTAAAGAAGATGCAAGCAGTTCGCCAAGGTGCTGGCGCAGACATCGTTGCTCACTATGAACTAGAGGGTAACCAGATTGATGAAAAGAAAGGATGTGTTCATAACCACAAAGGTGAAGAGTGTCCTGTTCACGGAAAGAAAGAATGTCCAGATATCGTAGCAGCAGAGGTAGATGAAGGTAAGGGAGATCCTTGCTGGGATAGTCATAAGCAAGTTGGTATGAAGAAAAAAGGAAACCGTATGGTTCCTAACTGTGTTCCTAAGAACAAAGTAAAGGAAGAAACTGAAGATTCTCTGAGAGATCGTCGTATGGAGCGTGGTGGTGTTGACGGCAACAACCGTTACAAGAGTGCCACTAAAAACGTTGCTATGGGTGGTGGAAAGAAGAAACCCTATGATGGTATGTCTGCAATTGAGAAAGTAAAGGCAAGTATCCGTGCCAAGCATGGACAGGGTGCCATTATTGATACTAAGAAAAAGTAATGCCTGCAGTATCACAAAAGCAACAGAAGTTCTTCGGAATAGTTCGTGCCATCCAAAAAGGTGAGATGGCACCGACGACTCCTGAGACTGCAAAGGCAGCTGCTGATATGAAGAAGAAAGATGTGAAGGACTTTGCATCTACTAAACATAAAGGTCTTCCTGAGAAGAAAGTGACGAAAGAAGGTTATTATGGTATGGCTGGTGGCATGGGTTCATCTAGGAGTAAAAATTCACGAAATGATCCTGAGTATCAAAAATCAAAAGAAAGGGTTGATTCTTTGTTAGCTGCTGTCAGAAGAGGCAGAGAGAAAAGAAAGAAACAGGTAAAGATGAATGAAGGATATACTGCAAATAATTATAATAAACTAAAGGTAAAGATTGGTTCTGCAAATAAACATCGCAAACCATCTATAGAAGAAAATTTAAATAAAAAAACGTTTAAGCAATTTCTGTCTGATATATAGTATTAGTAATTGAGATTTACCATGCTTGCATTTTTACTTCCCTTAGCGTCGAAAATTATTAAAGATGCTATCAATAACATTCCAGAGAATGAAGAACTCGGTGAGAAGATGGTTGAGATCTGTCTTGTTATTCTTGCTAAAGCAGTTAAGTTGACTAAAACTGATATGGATGATCAACTCTTAGAAGTGGTCATAAAGGCAATCAAAAACAGAGAAGGCGAGTAATCGCTTTTTATAAATATCTTATAGCAATTAAATTCATAGAGAGAAAGACATGGCACTTTGGGGTAACAACGATAGTAAGGAAACCAAAGGCGGAGATGGTGCAGTTGGTCTAGTTACTAATTTCAACTATGCTTACACAGCCCATGGTTATGATGCTTTGACCTTATTTGGTAGCAATACTCAATGGGGCGAAACTGGTCATGCTGGTGAAGGGGATGTTATCAGAATTGGTAGACGTGGCGCTGGTGTTGCTAAGTATTTTGGTGATCTTGTAGTTGTTTCTGTTGCAACAACTGAAAGATGTACCGTTGCAAGCAGTGAATCTCTTGTTGGAACTGGCGTAACCAGTTTGGCAGACTCTAAGTTCCTTGGAACATCATTTACTGTATCTGAGATGCCTATCTGGTGTACTCAAAATCTGCAAGGTGACAAATACAGGAACCCCAATTCTACTCTGACATCAACAGCAGGTGGAGATAGTGATTCTCTAGTTTATGGTATTGGTACTGCGGCATCAGGCCAACCACAAGAGACCACCACAAGTGCCTTCTACAAACCAGGCGAAGGTTGGGTTGGTATTACAACCTATACCCAAGATGACGGAACTCTGAGAGTTAAGAAAGAAATTCTGGTCGCAATGTCCGGTATTGCAACCGCAGGCGTTGGCACCGGTATTCTTTATCCAACTAAACAAACATAATTTTAGTAATATGATATGATTTTTAATGAATTGAATGAGGATAATTTCCTTCTGTTCGCTATTAAAAATTATGAAAATCCACAAGCAGTAACTAAAGAGGACTTCGACCGAGACATCAATCACTTTAAATATATCAAGCGATTGTTGAAACGGTATAAAAATACAGGAGTCCTCAAAACGCATTTACTGCTAAATCATTTCATAATTCTTTATAACATCTTTGGCGAAGCCACAACTCCGATGCTTTTTTATAAGATTGATGAGGAGTTATGGTCTACAATGAAAACGTTTATTATTTTTCTAAATAGGCTACCAGAGTATCCAAAGACTTATATCCATGATATTAAAGTTGATTTGGATTGTTTAAAGGAACTCAACAAGATCTATGAACGAGAAGAAACTCAATAAGATAATTGACATCATCCGTGAAGAGATGATGACAACCCAAAGCACTACTGGTAAACCAGGATTTAGTGGTAAGGCTGATGCTGAGGGTCCTGTTGCTGGTTTCGATCCCGTCCAGAAAAAAATGATGAAACGTAAGAAGAGATATATTTACGCTGGATCAGGTTCTCGAAAGAATTGGATGCATAGTGATGGAAAACGATGAAGTAAGAGTAGCAGTATTAGAACAGAAGCAATTAGCAGTTGAGCACTTCGTAGAAAAGTTAGACTCAGCTATTGAAAAAATTACGGAAGTAAATAATAAGGTGAGTAGGATGCTTGCCGTACATGAAGAAAAAATATCAAAACAAGAACAGATCGACGAAATTTTGTTTACTAAAATCGACGAACTGCGTGATAAAATGGACAGCGATCATGTCGAGTTACGTGCAAGATTATCACTATTGGAACGGAGAGTTTGGACTGCTATCGGAGCACTGGGAGCAGTTGTAATCATTTCTAACCCACAAGCAATCAGATTGGTCAAACCCTTGTTTTCTGTGGCAGAAAGTACTATAATAGTACCAGCAATTGCTTTTGTGGATGGATCATATTGATTCAAAGTTCATTGGACTAGTATCTTCACGACTTGAAAAGTTCAAGAGGGTAAAGTCTAGTTTATATAATTTTCGTTGTCCTATCTGTGGTGACTCAAAGAAGCACAAGAATAAAACACGGGGATATCTCTATACTGTAAAAACAAACACTAATTTTAAGTGCCACAACTGTGGTGCTTCAATGTCGTTTAATAATTTTCTTAAGCAGATTGATCCTGTAGTGCATAAGCAGTACACCATGGAGAAGTTTAAGGATGGATTTTCTGGTCGCAACTTTGTAACTGAAGAACCCACCTTTAAGTTTGAGACACCAAAGTTTAAGACAAGTATTAAACTTCCCAAGGCATCTGAACATCCCCGACCTTCAGGATATCTTATAGCAAGAAAACTTGATCCCGAAAACTTTTATTATGCTAAACACTTTAAAAAGTTTGTAAACTCTATCAAACCAACTTTTGATAGTGAAAAACATGATGAGGAGAGGATTGTCATTCCGCTTTATTATGAAAAGAACTTAATTGGGTTGCAGGGAAGAGCGATAGATCCCAATCCTGTTAAATACTTAACCGTGATGTTTGATGATGATGCACCAAAAATCTATGGATTGGATAACGTCAGAAGAGATACTCCAGTCTTTGTTACAGAAGGACCTTTCGACAGCACATTCATTCGCAATGCGATTGCTATGTGTGGAGCTGATGCTGATGTTGACCGTTGGGGGATTAGCAATCCTGTTTGGATCTATGATAACGAACCACGCAATAGAGAAATACTCTCTAGAATTGAACGCACCATCAACAGTGGTGCAAAAGTAGTCATCTGGCCTGATAACATAGATGACAAAGATATTAACGATATGGTAATGTCTGGACTGAATGTGCAGTCTGTGATAGAATCAAATATATATTCTGGATTAGAAGCAAAACTTAAATTTACTACTTGGAAAAAGGTATGAGCAACGGGACTAAAGTAAAGAAGAGAGACGGTAGAATTGAACCCCTTGATCTTGATAAAATGCACCTGATGGTTGAAGAGGCATGTCAGGGTCTTGCAGGAGTCTCTGCAAGCCAAGTTGAGATGAAGTCAGGTATTCAGTTTTATGATGGGATTACAACAGAAGAGATTCAAGAAATTCTGATTCGTGCTGCATCAGATTTAATTGATCTTGATCATCCCAATTATCAATTTGTGGCAGCACGTTTGCTTTTGTTTGCAGTTCGGAAGCAACTTTATGGAAAGATGAGAGATCTCCCTTCCCTAGAAAATCACATTTATTCTTGTATAAATGTAGAGGTATATGATCCAGAGATATACAGTAAGTATTCTTTAGAAGAAATTCAAAAGGCGGATACTTACATTGATCACACTCGTGATTTTATGTTTACCTATGCTGGTCTAAGACAAGTTGTTGATAAATACCTAGTGCAGGACAGAAGTTCTGGCGGAGTCTATGAGACTCCGCAGTTCATGTACATGATGATTTCTCTGACAATTTTCGCAGAGTATCCAAAAGATACTCGAATGTCATATGTAAAGAGGTACTATGACGCAATCTCCAAACACCGAATCAACATCCCAACGCCAATCATGGCAGGTGTCAGGACACCCTTGCGTCAATTTGCATCTTGTGTTCTCGTTGATGTTGATGACACCCTCGATAGTATCTTTAGCAGCGATATGGCTATTGGTAAATATGTCGCACAGAGGGCTGGTATCGGTATCAACGCAAGTAGAATCCGTGGCATCAACGCTAAAATCAGAGGCGGAGAGGTACAGCACACAGGCGTGGTCCCCTTCCTTAAAAAGTTTGAGAGCACTGTCAGATGTTGCACTCAGAACGGCATCAGAGGTGGTTCTGCTACAGTTCACTTTCCTATCTGGCACCAAGAAATCGAAGACATCATCGTCCTAAAGAACAACAAAGGCACAGAAGACAATCGGGTACGAAAACTTGACTACAGCATCCAGACTTCAAAACTTTTCTACGAACGTTTCATCCAGAATGGAGAAATTAGCTTGTTCTCACCGCATGACGTACCGGGTCTGTATGATTCCTTTGGTACTGACAGGTTCGATGATCTATATGTGGAGTTTGAACGAGATGAGTCTGTTCCAAGAAAGACTATCGGGGCACAAGAACTAATTCTTAATTTGCTCAAAGAGAGAGCAGAGACTGGTCGTCTTTACATTATGAACATAGATCATTGCAATTCTCATTCTTCTTTCAAAGATAAAATTGAGATGAGCAACCTGTGTCAAGAGATCACTCTTCCTACATATCCGATTCAGCATATTGATGATACTAATGGCGAAATTGCTTTGTGTATTCTCTCTGCCATTAACGTTGGTAAAGTAAAATCTGATTCTGAACTAGAAGAACTTTGCGACCTTTCTGTCCGTGGACTTGAGGAACTGATTGACTATCAGAAGTATCCCGTAGCTGCCGCAGAAATCGCCACTAAGGCACGTCGATCACTTGGTGTTGGGTTTATTGGTCTCGCACACTATTTGGCAAAACTTGGTAACAACTATAACAGCCAAGAAGCATGGGATGCAGTTCATGGACTATCTGAGTCCTTTCAGTTCTATCTACTGAAAGCATCAAATCAAATTGCCAAGGAAAAGGGTTACTGTGAATACTTTGGTCGTACCAAATATTCTGATGGAATTCTTCCAATTGATACATATAAGAACGATGTCGATGAAATCTGTAGTCAGGAGTTAGTGCATGATTGGGAGGGTCTTAGGGCATCTATCAATGAGTTCGGACTCCGACACAGCACTCTGTCCGCACAAATGCCTTCAGAGAGCAGTTCCGTTGTGTCAAACGCAACTAATGGAATTGAACCACCTAGGGACTACTTGTCCATTAAAAAGTCCAAAAAAGGGCCTCTTAAGCAGATTGTTCCATCCTATTCATCTCTGAAGAATAACTATACTCTTCTATGGGATATGAAGGATAACAGAGGTTATATCAACATCGTTGCTGTGATGCAAAAGTTCTTTGATCAAGCTATTAGTGGCAATTGGTCTTACAATCCAGAGAACTATGATAACAATGAGGTTCCAGTGTCCGTCATGGCACAAGACTTTTTGACTACATATAAGTACGGTTGGAAGACTAGTTACTATCAAAATACTAATGACATGAAGAGTGATGAGGTTGTTGATGTCTCAGATAAATCAAATACCGAGTTAGAAAATCTTTTAGACAGTTTAGAAAAATACGAGGAGGGAGAGTGTGAATCCTGTGCAGTTTAAAGTTTCTTCTGTAGAAGAAAATGTTGCGAATAAAGTTAAAGGCATGACAGTCTTTAATACTGAACAAGTTAATACTAAAAAGCAACCGATGTTTTTCGGTAAACCTCTGGGCATCCAGAGATATGATTCATACAAATATCCAATTTTTGATAAACTTACCACACAACAATTAGGATACTTCTGGAGACCTGAAGAGGTTTCTTTGCAGAAGGATCGTGGTGACTATCAATTATTGCGTCCAGAACAAAAGCATATCTATACTTCTAATCTAAAGTATCAAATTATGCTTGACTCTATTCAGGGTCGTGGTCCCGGTATGGCATTTATTCCTTACTGTTCCTTACCTGAACTGGAAGCATGTATGGAAGTCTGGGGATTTATGGAAATGATCCATAGTCGCTCATACACATACATCATCAAGAACGTCTATGCAGACCCCTCAGAGGTCTTTGATAAGATTGTAACTGACCCACGTATTTTGGAACGTGCTAGCAGCGTTACAGAGGCATATGATGACTTTATTCAAAATGCTCATCGCTATGACAATTCTAATGATTGGCAACATGCACTGGAACAAGTTCCTACAGCACTAGAAGGAAAATATGAACTCAAAAGAAAACTCTACCGAGCCGTGGCAAACGTCAACATTTTGGAAGGTATACGGTTCTATGTCTCCTTTGCTTGCTCGTTTGCGTTTGGTGAACTCAAACTTATGGAAGGATCCGCTAAAATCATCTCTCTTATCGCACGAGATGAAAATCAGCATCTTGCAATTACTCAAAATATCCTCAACAAATGGAAGCAAGGGGACGACCCCGAAATGAAGCAGATTATGAAAGAGGAAGAAGAGTGGACCTATAAGGCATTTGATCGTGCTGTAAATGAAGAGAAGCGTTGGGCAGACTATCTGTTCAAGGATGGATCTATGATCGGTCTGAACGATAAACTCCTTCAGCAGTATGTTGAGTGGATTGCTAATCGTCGCCTAAAATCCATTGGGATGAAACCGCAGTATGATATTGCTGCAGCAAACAATCCCCTTCCATGGACACAGCACTGGATTTCTTCTAAGGGACTTCAGATTGCTCCACAAGAAACTGAGGTAGAGTCTTATGTCGTCGGCGGAATCAAACAAGATGTTAAAAAAGATACCTTCTCAGGATTCAAACTCTGAGTTAGGTGTGTCTATAGAAGCGTACCAAGAGGCAGCACGATCAGATGCTTTCCTCTTTGGTGAATATGATGTGTATGAGGTTTATGACATGCCTAAGAATGAATTGAAGAAAGATGAGTTAAAGAATCGTATAATTCAATTAAAAAATGATGTATACGAAGAACCTGATACAGTATGGAAAGGGGATCGAGATATGGCACATAAATATCTCGATAAGGTGCTGAACATTATTGATGAGTATCGATATTGATTATGAAAACCCATGGATCTATTTGGGTGTTCCCTTTGATGGTAGCCTTATTCGGGACAACTACGGTTTTGTTTATAACATTACCAATCTCACAAACCAACGACAATACATTGGGAGAAAGTATTTTTGGCAGCATCGAACACCTAAGGGAAAGAAACGAAAAGTAAAATCTGAATCTGATTGGAGAAAATATTATGGGTCTTGTCCAGAACTTAAAGGGGACATTGACAAATTGGGTAGACAGAACTTTAGTAGAACTATCCTGTCTTTACATAAAACAGGTGGCAAAACAAACTTTGAAGAAACAAGACAACTCTTTGCACACGGAGTCCTTACAGAATCACTTGACACAGGAGGACCTGCCTACTACAATAGTAATATCCTCAGCAGATATTTCAGAAAAGATTATTATGAAGGATATGACAACGGTGGAGATCATTGACTCTATTAGAGACTGGTCTCTTGATCAAATTGAAGATGTTGAAGATGCAGGTGATAAGATTGCATTGTTTGAAGAATTCAAAGAGTGGATTGAACCAAAAGAAGAGGATATTGATATCCTAAGTCTTGACCAGCAAGAACAAGACTGTTAGACTAATTACCTTGGGTCAGTAGCTCAGATGGATAGAGCAATTCACTTCTAATGAATTGGTCGGGGGTTCGAGTCCCTCCTGACCCGCTCTGCGGAATTAGTTTAGAGGCAAAACTAAAGGTTTCCAACCTTTCGTCACCAGTTCGATTCTGGTATTCCGCTTTCTCCAAATTATTATTATGTCGCAATATGATTTTGGAGGTCTTGAAAAACATCCTGCTAATATTCTAAGATTGATTAGTGAATTGGA